AGCAATAAACGTGGGTCACCCTGAAAGCGCTGGCGTAATTTAACACTGCTGATAGAGCCTGTAGTATTGATATCCAAGAAATAAGGCGGATTGCTTTCTAATGCCGCATCAGAAACTGCTGTTTGCTTTATGACAACATTACCAGCACCTGACGTTACAATAGACCAATCAGGCGCTATTGCTACCTCAAAATCAACACCGGTTGCCGCATAGGTAAAACTTCCCGCGGCGGGATCTGGCGTAAATAATACTTCTACAAATTGTGGATTCGATATCTGATTTTCACTGGCTTCAAAGGTGTCTGTTGGATTTGTGCTTGGAGCAAAGTTTGCAGGTTGGGCTTCACGGGTGAATTGCAGCACATCGCCGGATGAATAAACCTGCAAATAATACAACTCTGGATTGCCAGGCGCATCCTCCGTTCCATCATAAGGAAACGCATAGACCTGTATATCAGTTCCATCTGTAGGGCTTCCAAACGTGCCCACAGCCGTCAATGTAACGATGCTACCAATGTTTACAAAGCGATAGGTATTATCTGACAATTGTACTTGCTGGTATACGTCTTTCTCTACGGTACGGTTTACATCGGAAAAAAACTTAACATAACCACCAGATAGCGGGGAGCCGTCATCCTTATTAACAAAATAGGTTTCTAGCCCTTGAAATGCTATATAAAGAGGATTGGGAAGCGCCATCAACGGGTCCATTACGGCATTGATAATGCTGATAATTGTCCGCTTTTTTACATTAAAAGGCAATCATAGTGTTTGACAAACAATTAACCACATGCTAAATTGTTGGCATATGGTTAATAAAGGGGGATGAAGATGTTAGTTGCAATTATTCTTTTCATATTTGGAGTTGTTCTTGTAACTTACGTTAATGAAAATTATTAGGATTATTTAGATAAATAATCGTATATTTTCTTGGTAGCGTATGCTCCTCCACCTATCCCAGAACCAATACCTAGAGATTTAAGCAGCGCACTTACATAAGGTTTTGTTTTGTAATGACGTCGAGTTAAATCGCTGGCTCTTTGTAATTGCTCCCCAATCTCTGGATGACCCGCTTCGGCGGTGCGCTCTCTTATGCCGGAACTAACATCATGAGCCATATCGCTTACCCTTTTTGCTAGCACATTTTTTCCTTGTTTTTTAAAATCTCTAGCCATGCTTTTTAAATGGGATTGAAAATGATGCGAAGTCGTATATTTTCCTTCCGCGGTTTCCCCTAATAACAAATCTAAATATGGCTTTTCTGATGCAAACTCTGGCAGCGTAGAAAGATGATTGTATTTGTCCATGACTTCCGGGCTAATATGAAATCCTTCAATGCCATGCTTTCCAATCCCTTTTTCACCGCCCCTAAATCCCTTGGTTGCCTGACGAGCAAATAAAGGGAATTCAGAACCCAGGCCTTCGGCCAATCCAATTCCCAATCCTTCGCCAGCCCCTGACGCCCTATTTTCTTCATTTGCAGCATACCCGACACCAGCCCCACCAGCGCCGCCTGCCCCAATACGAAGCAATGGATTTCTTCCTCCTATAGGTGCTATTCGATGAGCCAGATAAGCCTCGATCGCCCATCTTGGCAAATTTTTACCTGCTTTTTGCCCAAACGACTCACCAAAACTAGTAGGGTGTTCATTCAATAACTGAGGGTGCGGTATTGAGTAAGGTCTTTTTCCCGTGAAATGCTCAACACCTTGAGCCGGAAGATTTCCAATGGAGGCACCAATATCTCCAATGCTTTGGGCGGCACCTCTAGCGCCACCTTTTAACCATCCAATTTGGTTATTTAATAATTGACCTAAAATTGATGATTGATTAGATGATGCGCCATTTGATTTCCCTCGCTGACGCCTTTCATATTCTTCCCTTGCTTCTTCAGGAGTTATTTCATCATTCATTTTGGCGCGCCCCTCATTCGTTGCAATAACTCATCATCCGATAAATGTTGCCATTTTTTTTCTGGATTTAATTTATCATGGACTTGTTTAATGATTGCTTTTCTATCAATTAATAAATCAGCAAACTGTTTTGCTTTTACAGGAGAAAAGCCACGCTCCCGCATTGCATTTGCTTCGATTTCTGCTCTTTTTGATATCAATGTTAACATCGTAGTGAGCGCCTCTGTCTTCCCCTTCATAACATCAAGAGAATCAGAGTCGCTTGGCTTCATTCCTTCTAATAATCCTTGCTCACCCTGTCTAAATGCTCCTGCAAAATCTCTAGAAGCATTCTTAATCACCTCGCCTGTGTATGCTTTAAAGTTTCCCACCAATTGCTGCTGCTCTGGCGTACCAAACTTAGAAAACCATCTTAATTCATGTTTTCCTAGCGCAGGATTTTGACGCATTTCCTGAAAAACAGGGTTAACCAATAACCCTGTAATATTCTCCATATTGGATAGGCCCGATGAAGAATTTAAAACAGTCTTCTCGAGGTCGGCTAAAACCTTGGCGTCATTAGTCGAAATTGCTTTTTTAAGAGCATTAGGGCCCTCTGCTACCTGGATATTCCCCCACGGCGTTATTGCGGTTATTTTTCCATCAATATCCTTAACCGGAAATGCGGGTAATTTCAATATCTGAGCTGCACGCGAAGCGTCCGCATAACTCATGCCATTCGATAGTCTCGGCGTAGGATTTGATAACCCTTGGCTAACATTTCCATATAATGCAGGCTGCGATGACGGGGCCTCAGAAAAGCCCTCAGGGGATGACGGCGCATTTTCCTGCGAGGCTCCTACAGCAGCGGGCCGTCTACCAGGAAATGTATCATAAGCGCTTGTCGATGCCGCTCTTCCCGGGCCGTCTGCTGATACATTGTAATCTTTATTATCATATCCTTCATTGACATCAGCTGGCGGAGATGTGGGCGTAGAATTTTGGCTTCCGCCATTAAATTGGGAAAGAAAATTCATGTCCGATAAAGCTCTTTGTAATTGAGCCCTGTGCAAACCGGCAGCAGATTCCTGGCTCCCTATCCGTGCCTGCTCACTTCTATCTAAATATTTATTAATCGTCCTATCATGCGCATTTTTTAATTGCGCATCCAAAAGAGCCGTTTGCAAATTCTTCGGCTTATAAGCCGCCTCATACCCCTTAGAATACGTATCAAAGCCCGACCGCAATGCCTTCCCAATATCTGTAACCCCCATATCTTCAGGGGTTAATCGAAACGCACCATTTGGCAAACTAAAGTTAACAGCCATTATTTACTCCTTACATGCCAAATAGGCCAGGAATCAAACTTCCCAATCCACCAAATATATTAGCCCAATTTCCTTGGCTCTGCTGATTCTTCCCAGCCTGACCCGCATAGTCATAAGCAGCTTTCTGGCCTTCAATATTACCCATCATATTGCCATAGCCAGTATTAGCATCATAACCCATCTTGTTAATGCCTTGCTGACCCTGCAGTCCTAGACCATACAGACCCATTTGCTTCTGCATGTAATCATTGAAATCCTGAGATGCGATGTCATTACCAATCTGCATGCTTTGCTGCTCATGCTGCGGTGTTCCTAGCATCCCGCCAGCGGCAGCAGCATTGCCACCAGCCCCCAAGGCTTGCTTAAGCTTAAATTGATAACCAGGCGACTCTTTATACCCTTCCCCAAGCTTGTTATAAACGCCACCGCTCAATAAATCTTTATATTGATTTTGAAGGTCACTTAAAGCTCCAGCGCCCGCTTGTTGGTATGGCTGATAGTAAGGACTAACTTGGCCCGGTATATTATCCAAGCGTTTATTAGCAGCATCTGCAGGATTTCTTCCGCCACCGCCAAATAACCCCGCCAATCCGCCGGCCATTTGACCAAAACCGCTGCCCATCATCATTTGTTTAAACCAATCGTTGCCACCATTACTAGGAAAATCGGGATTATTCCAGGCTGCCATTTTATAGTCCTTACGTGAGCGTCACGGTTTTAAATACAGGCGGTGTCGCCGGATATGTATTATCATTTCTTACAGCAATTACAACCTTATCTTGAGTGTAGTCTGCTGCATCCTTAATATAAAGTGTTGTTCCTAGAAGACAGGTATAAACAAAGTTAGCAGGATTCGACGGGTCCTCTACCTTATGATTTAATATCGCATCAGCGTCCGTTTGATTCTGGATAGGGATAACCAACCCCTCATTGCCCATATAATTTTGCAATGCTGTAATCAATGCTTGCCTAAATGTAAGCTCATCATCCGTGGCCATACCTTTATCATCAACAATCTGCCCAAAGGGTAAATTAGGAATTCTAATTGATTCACGTCTTGGCGTAGCTGTCATTGGTACACCTCAGTTACACCTGTGGTGCACACAAATCGCCCAAATCCTGAGAATCGCAATTGAAACGTAGCATCATTCGCAATACCTAATCGTTGGAATATAAATCGGCTACGTCGCTGCCCTGTTGGATTCATTTCTAAACGATATGAACTACCAAATGACTCCCCGCCATCGCGTGATACCGACAAATCAACCGCTTCAGAGTATTGTGTATAAGAACCTGTCGATACACCATCGGACTCAGTAGTAATTAATATATTATTTTCCGTGGTAATCAGCACACTATCTTCAGTTGTGATATCAGCGCCTTCGAGAGGAAATGGCGTTACCGTCTTAATATTTTTTTGGCCATTTTCAATGGTAAATCCTAAACTCTTAATAATAAAATATCGCTGACTAGGCAATCTTAATGGAGGGCATACACGAATGCGTGGCAGTTGATGCACACGACCAAGCCCATAATCAGCATCCGTAAATTGCGTGCCAAATTGATATACATTGCCGCCATTTAAACTGACAAAATAATATTCATTATTAAAGAACACAACTTGGCGAGCAATATGATAATTTAGATTTTCATCCGTAACCGTGAAGAACAATTTCGTTCCAAAATCATAGGCATAACTTAAATTGTCATCAGGAAAGGTGAATTGATAGATTAAATGACCGTCCTGCCTAAATAAAAACCCTGTGCAATTACTAGGATTCGTTAAATCAGCTAATTTAAAATCAATACCATCGGTAGATATGCTATGAACGCCTGTTCCTTGCGTATACATGACCGTGGGGCCTGCTTGCTCGTTAAATGATATCCATACCACCATATCTTCTAATTCAGCGATACTGGAGGCATTTGCGCATCCATAGTCAATATTGAACGTGCTATTGCGTTGGTATGGGAATAATGCCAAACCTAAATCCTGCCATGATTCGGCAACGTTTGTGCCAAATACCAGCAAGTTATTTCCACCTCCAGGCATTGGCACTGCTGCTTGAATAAAACATGGTTTCGTTTGTATTGCTCCCACATGAGAACTATCATCAGGCCATGTTGTTGCATCATTGAATGCTGACAATACCCATAACTGCGTGCCAAGTGACGCAATGATCAATCGACCATTTTGGAATGAAATGTAACCTGGATTTTGAAATGGAAATACAATTACATTTGTAGCCCCTGGGGCTGATGAACTAAATGTTGATGTCCTGTAGTTCCATACATAGACATAGGCCTTATCGGTAATACATATTTCATTATTATTATTTTCTGCAATGAACACGTCACCCGTTGTTGTAGCTAAACTACCATGTGATGCTGATGGCGTTAATACGCCGTTAGTGACGGTGAGCGTGAAAACTTGATTGCCAATAACAGCTAACATAATGTTGCCACGACTGCTGGCATATAACCCTCGGCCGATGTCACTGGGATTGATGATGGCCGCTTCTTTGTAGCCTGCGTAGGGGACTAGGAAGTCGTCGCTTACGATCATGTTCCATGTTTGACTTTGATTTATTTTTGGATAGCGACCAAATTTGTTTCCTCCCACTATACTGAGAGGAACTTCTTGGATTTGTTGTTTAGCATTAGGTGCTACCATATTGTAAAATTCCTATGCTAATTGATCAAAACGGTACCCATCCGGGCAAATTTATCAGCTGCCAGTCAAGTGCAGGCTGCCTACTAAAGTAGGTTCTTTTCTGTATAGATAAGTCTGCGGGGCTTATCATCATTAATTTTTTCCTAATTTCCATATATTTTGCTTTGGATTCATCAGGAAAGGTTGCTCCATATTCAGCGCAGATATATTCTGCTAACGCATAGCGCAAATATTCAATATAAAATTTGTCATAAGTTAGACTTAAGTCGGTTGTTAATGTGACATCGGTTAACCCAAACTTGCCCCAAATTTTTATGGCATAAATATCTGCTGGTACAAAATATAAATAAATCTGTGAGCCATCAAGCTTTCTTTCTACGCGATAACTGAATGGCAATGACTGAACATTATCGACGCGTGGTGTACTAAAATAGCCTTTTCTGGTCATATCTATCATGGAATAGCGCACAACCCCAATATTAAAGGTTACGCTATCGGCATAAACCAGGTTTGGAACAAAATAGCTTTCTGTTCCGGCGACTGTATTAAAATCATATTCTTGAAAATAAGGAATTAAATGCAAGTCACTAGCTTTTACATCTAACAATGCATTTAAAAGATATTCGCCATCCGTAACCTGTTCACCAGATACGGTCTGTAATCCTCTGCTAACAACTTGGGATAGGTAGTATGCCCTAGTGATAAGCTGTAACGCCGTGTAAGCCATACTACCCTCCGATTATCAATTACAGGTCAAAAGTATAACCACAAACATAAAGGTCCACGGTTCCAGCAGATACTTTATATTTAATGGATGGAGCCGCTGTATTCAACTGAGCAAGTACTGTGTTTTGCTGCGTTGTATGAGCAGTAGCTCCGGCTACGGGTGCAATAATAGTCACTGCATCACCTGTAGAGTTATACCCCTGTAGATTCTCAATATCAGCCGCAGCATTAGCGGTATAATCTGAGTAAATAACGACAGGAGTATTTGCTACGGGTGGCACGAACGCTGTTAATGCAACACCGGTATAGCCTGTTTGAGCGCCATTATCCAAGGCAATAATAGGCGCATCATAAGTAAATGTACGACGAGCGCTATCATTATCAGACCAGTAACCTGCTAAGAAATGTACACTAGCATCGGTTGTTGCATAACCAATCAATGCGTAAGCACTATAACCAAAAGGCAGCAATGGTGTTGCTGATGCAGAAATCATCGCACCCGCTGCTTGTTGTGTTACAGGGTCACAAACCACAAATACCTTGTAAACAGTACTTGCAGCAAATGTACCTGTATCTAAACCATTCAAACCATTAGTTGCTGCATTAATAACTACTGCAGAAGACAATGTTAGTTGAAAGGTTCCGGTTGAGTCTAAGCAAGAGCCCGCAGCCACATTTAGCAATGTATTGGGGGTTGTTGCATTGTTACTTATGCCCAAACCATTAAAATAAAATGGAATGAATGAGCTATAAGGGAATGCTTTTGAGGTTTCGTTGTTGACTACTGACATGATTTAATCCTCTTAATTTGTTACGCAAACCCCACCGAAGTGGGGCTACTGTTCGACATTACAATGGGAATATATAACGCATGGAGTTTTCAGCAACCAATGTCGACCCCCAAATACTATCTCTCACGTAAGCCCGATTGTTCATACCGAACTGGCTACCGAAATAATGCCTAATACTTGCACCACTATCAGGGTCAGTCATATTCACAGTAGTGAAAGGACTTTCATCAGGCAGTCTTGGCATTGCCAAATAGAACTGGTCACCAGACATCAAACAGCCAGCGCGATGTGAAGGGATTGGCGTTACTGTCATGCCAGCGGTGATTGTATTGTTCAAGTTTTGATTTTGGTTCTGTGCCCATACTAAACCAACACCATTGATGGTTTGCACGCTTACTGTGACAGTACCACCAACTGTAGCAGCATCAGCAATTGCTCTGAACTGAACAGGTTGTTGAGATACTCTGTGTCCGATAAAGGTCAGGAAGCGCATGTTAGGCTTGCCACTTACGCCATCATTAAACTGGAATAAGTCGCCTGCTTTAATGGCATTAGCGTCAGTTCCAGCCGTGGGTTCAGTAAATGTAATGGTAGTTACGTTAACGCCTGTGGGGTCATTGGTTGATACAACGGTCATCACATTATTAGGCGCTGCTGTGTTACCAATGGTTCCTGAAACATGAACTGGTAATAGGTTTGACTCATACCAGTCTGTATTGCTGAAACGACCCAATTCCCAAGACATTGCTGCCTCGTTATTTCGTGTCATCGCAAATTGATTCAAGCCAGTACCAACGATTGCAGGAATGTTTGCTACAGGTAGGAAGCCAACCATTTTATGAGTAGCTGCACCAAAGTCTACAAAGTTGGCTACAGATTGCGCTAATTGAGTATAACTATTAATTGGTGTTACGCCGTCGCCATAGAAACGGAAAGGGCCGCTATTAACTTGGGCAGAACCGAAGTTATTGTTTTGTGGGTCGTTTACAACTACACCAGAAATAAAGTTACGAAGAATATCAGATTCAATCAATGAGCCCAGTTCTTTCATAGCTGACATGCCAAAGCGATCCATATAATCACGAACGTTAAATATGAACTGCTGGTCGGTGTAAGCTGCTGCAACGTTGGCTGCTTGAGCACAAATTAATGATTGCACGCGTTGAACGGATGGCTGTTCAGTAATAACAAGACCAGCGTAAGAAATATAACGTGGAGTTGTATCAAAAGTGACCGTGTCCCCAAGATTCGCAGTCAGGTCGTTGAAGTCCTTGAATTTTTTGTTTGCAAGGGAAATGCCGCAGAATGTATTCAATAGCCACGCTAATTCGGCTTTTTGATAAGTTTGTACGGTTTGTAAAATATTGACTGGTGTTGATGGCATGATGATGCACTCCAAAAAATGAATTTAAGGAGGGATTACATAGCTACAACACCGGTTGTATTAGCGGAACATTTTCCGAAAATCAGTAACCGACATTGCGCCGTTATCCATCCCGGCACTTGATGAAGGTTTTAATTGTGACATGGGGTCTCGAGCTTCAGCTTCTTCCGCTAATGCTGCCTGATTGGTCTTAATAGAATTACTCAGTTCCATCATTTGACGCTTCGCAAGACCAGGTTGCGTATGCGTTAGAGCAATCATATTCCCCAGCTTCATTGGGTTATCGACCAACTCTTTCATGATTTCGCCAGTATTTTCCATATCATTCGCCATCTGCACCAATGGTGACATAGACGAATAATCCAATTCATTAAGCTTTGCTTCCAAACCGGGGTATTTCTGCTCAGCTGCTTGCATCTTGCTTACGAAACTATTAATCGTATGCTCGTTTTTAAGCTGCTGCACATGCTCTTGTAGAAGTTGAGGCGCTTTCTCTGCAATCATTCGCTCGATATCTGCTGGCGATAACTGCTGCATGCCACCAAGGCTTTGCTGCCCTTGCTGCTGCATAGCTGGCGCTTCAGATGGTTGTTGCTGCTGTGCTTGTTCTTGCTGTAATTGCATGAGGTAGTCCTTTTGTCCCTTTTCGTAAGCTTTCTTTCGTTCCCGTTCAACAATCTTTGAAACCACATCTCTTGCGAGCGGCGCATTGTCTTCCGGTACCGAATTCGGAGCTTCTTCAGGGGCTTCTACACCCGGCGCTTCAATCTCTAAATCTTTATCAGTCATAAACCCTTCTTCTTGACGATTTTTCGGTGTCACCGTAAATAACAATGCATATCGCGCAAAGATTCGGCCAAGTTGTCGTATGGCGACGTAGTGACCATGATTGTCACATTAGTGCTATATATAGTCAATAGTGACAAATTGAAGATATAAAAAAGCCACATCAATGCGTGGCTAATAAATGGCTCCAAATCCTGGGCTCGAACCAGGGACCAACGACTTAACAGGTCGCCGCTCTACCGCTGAGCTAATTTGGAATTATTCTTCTTCATCTAAATCAAAATTACCATTCATAAACTCAAGTTCAGTGGCAATAATTTGAAGCGATGAAGCAATATCCTGTAAAACGCCGATTATCTCTGTTGATTCGTCACTTTTCATTTTTTCTTTTTCTTTGGAATTTTAGCGCCAGATTTACGGGCCTCATTTAAGCTTGCGGCTATAGCCTGAGCTTTTGGATGGCCTGCGGCCTCCATTTCCTTTATGTTACTGCCAATGGTTTTACGGCCTGTTCCTTTCTTAAGTGGCATCACTTGCACCCCTTCTTCTTCATCATCTTAGAATCTTGTTTCTTATCTTTGGCTTCAGACTTTTTAATCGCCTTGTTGATTAACTTTTTATCCATTGCTGCGTCATCATGTTTTTTCATTTTTTCTTCCCCAATATTTTATTAGCCTTCGCATCAATTTTAGCTTTGCTGGATGAAGATAGCTTTCCTTTCTTTTCCATTTGACTCGCACGTGCTTTTGCATTCGCGGCATGAGCACGGTCTTCCATGGGGTATTTTTTCTCACCCGGCAATCCAAATTCTTTTTTAGGAATCTTATCGCGTGACTTGCTGGTTAGTTTGGCCATGACTATTCCTTTCTATCGTACAATTTAGATACAATCTGCTCGCGCTCACGTTGCGATGCCCCCGCTGTTTCCTTATACATTGTTTTCATAATGGTTTCTTTGCTAAAGCCATCACGCTCAAGCTTATGTATATTGCTAGCCCTGTCGATGTCATTCATTGTTAATTTGTACTTTGCCATTGCTATCTCCTTCTAGTCCATGCTTCTCTAAGCCGTCAGCTATTTTACGAATATTATCTATGAATCTTATCCTATAATCTTTAGCATGTGGAATACCATAAAAGCATGCGGTCAATATGTCGAGCATTGCAAATTGCAATAATTCAAATGCGCTAGGGAAGCCTGTATTGCTGTGACGAACCCCATGCGCTAGCTCATCGAAGTACATCCGCAGTTGTGCCCTTAATGTATCTATATCATCTTTTACAATACACTCAAGATTCGGCATTGCTTTTCTTTCTCTCTTTCAGTTTCTTTGGTCCATCCTTCGTGCCGGCCCACCATTCGCCGGTTTCCCTATTCCTATAAAACAATTGCCCGCTAGCGGATACCCCCTGGAATTCATATATCTCTTTGTTATTCTGTTCTGTCATTTGTCTTGCTCGCCATATCAATCTCATGCGCTAATTTATGCGCAGCCAAATGGTCATTGTGTTCTCGAGATTTAACCTCTGCAAGTTTCGCCGCAGCATCTAATGCATGCTTCTCAAGATTGGTCTGGCTTTCTTCAAGACGTACCGCACTATTAATCTGTTCTTGACTAATCTTGGCTTCAGCCTCAAGTATTTTGCTGTCCGCAAGAATCTTCTCATTAGCTAATTTAGCAATTGCTATCTGATTGTCAAATTCTTGCTGCTTTTCATCCATTTTCATCTGCATAGCTTCAAGCTGTACTTTCATTTGGTCAGACTTCGCTTTTAACATCCGCGGGTCGTTTTGCATGGCTTCCTGCTGCATTTGCTGTGCCTGTTGCTGTTGTTGCTGACGTTTCTGCATCCACTTATCAACCGCTTCAGGCAATAAATCTGCGCCATAGATGGTTAAATTCTTTACAAGAATAGGCAACCCTTCCTCACTATTAAAGAACTGGCCCAATTCCTCGTTGGCCTGCGTCAGTGCAATAATCTGCTCCACTGCCTGATTCTTTTGTACTTGAAAATTAACACCAGCCTCAATATTTACCTTGATAGCCTTCTCGTCATAATCAAGATACGGGCTACCTGGCTGATTAATACCTTGATAATCCTTGTCACCATCCTTTTTCACAATAGGAATGGTGCGCTTGCCAACAAGGTATTTAGGTATCAAATCCACAATCACATTACCAATCTGTGTTAAGGCTTGCAAATACCCAACGACATATGGCATTGCTGCAGAATTACCGACAGATGATGATTCAATTACAGCCTTGCCGCTTAAATCATTGTCATTCTTACCAAGGTTGCTAGCATAAGAGCCAAGTATGGTCTGCGTCACAGGCCCTGTCATCTGGAATGCGCCAGTCACCTCGGGTGGTAATGGTACATTCTGTACTTCGCGAATTGGCGTAGGAATTGGTTTATCAGGATTGTTCTCGCTATAAGCATTAACAACAATCGTATTGGCGCGCTGAATATCATTTAAAGCTTCAAGATAATCTTGTTCTTGCGGGATAGCCTCTTTCATCACAATAAACTTGTGCTGAATAAGGTTTTCCATGCTATTGCAAATCGTTTGGCCCGCAAAGTTCATCATGTCTTGCACGCCTTTAGCATGATAAACATAGGGGCGCGTCATTTGATACGTAACGTTTGATGTACCTTGAGTCAACACAATGGAATTGCCATCAACAAACACATGCGGCAAGTAGGTATAGTCCGTTTCTTCATATTCTAAAACTTCATTCTCTACAAACTTATAGCGGCATATTACCTCAAGTGTCGTCGTGCGGGGCTTGCCAACAATTACAGGAATTTGCTCAATGAATTGCTGCTCTTGCCAGTAAATTTCAAGCTTTTCATAGTCTTTGGCTGTCATTACGCGACCATTGGCGAGCTTTACAATCTTTACTTTGCGCTTTTTCTTTTCATAGTAATCTGCCACAAGCACGATATTCTTGTTTTGTATGTCTTTATACGACCAATTGAATCCCTCAATATCACGACAATAGCCTATTGTGCTTGCATTAGCTTTCGGGAACTCACGCTTAAAATCTTCCTCAAGCATGGGATATATTTCAAAACTAAATTGCCCATCGCCTTTGTGGCTTGCACGCGCTAATGGGTCAAATCCTACAAGGGTTGGATCAAACACACGGCTTAAATATATTTGCTGCTCGAAAGACATAGGGCCTGCATAATCAGTCCATATCTTTGCCACAGAAAAACCACCTGACAATAAGTCCTTGTATATCTCGTAGGCAAAGGAATTCTTATTGGCTTGGTGAAAGATATGACGCAAATGTCCTTCCACTAAATCAAGCACAGGCTGTTGAACCGGAACACCTTCAGCTGGCGTTACCTCAATACTTGGCTCATGCTTTGAGAATTCGCCCAGCAATCGGCTGATATATGCCTCAAGCATATTAAACTCAACCACTGGCCTATTGAGCTGCTGAAGTACTGTCTTCTGTTGTTCATTGACAGACTCTCGGAAAACAAATTTGCGAAACTCACGAAAGCGCGTGGCATTGTCTTTGAAATACATATGGGATTCGGCGACATTCTTACGAATGCGCTCAAGATGGTCTGATGCTGTCTTATTGATTGCCGCCATACAAGTTACTCCTAGCCCTTAGTATTGACTTTTGCTTTTGCAAGATTGTAGCAGCTTTAACCGTATCTTGTTTAGTATCAAATACAAGCGTTTTGTCAATTAGTGCAATTTTTATCGCATCATATAATGTATCGGCCCTATCATCATGGCGATGCGTATCATTTGCGGTAATCTTGGACATGTGCAATATCGTACTTTCAGCGTGTCTTGCGCCCTCTGTAAAACTTACCATTCTGGCTGCCACAATAGGCTGCATCTCAAGATATCGTTCTGTCTTACTACCGGATGCTTTAGTACGCTTCACTTCACGTATTTGTAGCCCACGCATATCTTGCAGTGTGCTTACTAGTGTAACGCCTGTTGATTTCTTCTCAATAGCTGCCATTAATGGCTTAACGGGGTGGAGCATGCACTCACTATAGAAATCCATAAAAGCATCTTTAAGCTCTTTTGGTTCAATGCGTAACTCGACGCAATCCAGCCAATGAAGCGCACGCTGACCGGTTTTTTGCCCAAACTCCACGATGTCATAAATTCCCCAGAAACTAAATACGGTCGCATCATTATAGCTTTTTGCGGTTTCTGCGGTATCTGCCGTGATGAATGTCACCAACATTTCGGGCTCCGTTCCTAGCATTACAAAGTTATCTGGCTTGAATAATGCGCCGCCCGCAGGTATTGGGTCTTGCTGAAACTGTGATGCAAATACATAAGGGTTCTTTTCTTGCTTCTCTTTAAGCTGCGCCAGTGGATTGACGTCGGGATAGAGTGCAAAGCCATTATCATCAATAGCCTTCAGGACTACTGGTTTCCATATTCGCTCGTCTTTTCCCGATAGCATGTAAGCGGGCAAATCATCCTCATGTAATCGCTGCCCGATGAATACCATAGGGACATTAGGCGCTCGTGGACGCTGAAGGATTGTTTCACGATAATTGTCTATTACTGTTTGACGTATAGTATCACTGTGGACTTCGTCGGGCTTATGCATATCATCCATAATAACTGCGCCAGAGAAATGGTCACAATTTGGCAATCCACCGTCTTGTCCTGTGATTGCACCACTACTACCAAAGGACTTGACCGCGCCGCCCGCAGTCGTTTGGAAAAAATCTTTAGCCTTTGAATCATGCCTAATCTCCACCCCAAACACGTCGCGATAATGTGCTGTACTAATAATGCGCTTGATAAACTCCGTATGTTTGGTCGCAAGCGTCTTACCATAGCTTATATATAAGTATTGGCTATTGGGGTATTTACTCATTGTCCATGCCACCCACATAGACAGCATTACTGATTTGCCATGTCCTGGTGGAACATTGATGATAACGGATGGATTTTCCATGCGAGCACATAATGTAAGCTCACGCGAAATGGTTATAAAGTGGGATTCGCGTTGCGGTGGGTTACTTATAACAAATTCGCGGCCTGTTACTCGGGGGAAGAATACGCGCGTAAATAATAAGAAGCTTCCCCATAGTTCGGCGCGTAGTTCATGGATGTCATTTGGCATCTTTTAGGGCATGCAATAAATTAGCTAACTGAACGAGCACTTGTTGCATTTGATTGACCTGTACTTTTAGCTCTTCAAATTCTTTGCGTAATTTGCTGGGCTCTGCCATTAAAAATCCTTTTCTTTTTCTTTTACGACGTCTGATGATACATCGGTGACGGAGGAGTTATCATTCGATTCTACAGATGTAACGCCATAATCTTTTGGCCGTATCTTAGCTGCCATTCCAAGCTTATGCTGCGCTATCGCTTTCTGTGCAGCAACGATACCTGCATCAACAGAACGCGCGCCAGTCTTGGGGTCATCATAATAATAGTCTTTGATTTCAGCTATGTCATCAGCAGAGGTTTCAAACAATAAATGCGCTTGTTTCTTGCGAGCCGCTAGAAAACGTTCGGAAAAATCGTCATATTTTGAACGCCATGAATAAATGGTATCCACATTAGGCATATCATCATACATAGAGCAAAGCTGTCTTAATCCATAAGGATGGGATTCAAAACGCTGTATGATTAAGTCCGCTAATTCGTCGCTGTAGCCAGTAGGTCTTCCGAGAGTTCGCTTGCATTCGTCTGACATGATTCTACAACCTTAGGTTTACGTACACGTTTAACTTTAACTTCAATAGGCTTTGCCGCAACAAATCGAGCACCTTTGCATTCAGGACATTTCTTCTGCATACCGCCCAATCCCAATATATGCCCAGTCCGCCCACAACAATCACAACTAATCAATTTGATACTCTGCCTTTAACTTATCTATGAAAATACTAACATCTGCGAGGTATTTGTGCAACGCCTCAAAATCCCAAACATCACCTTCAAATTTAATAGCCATAAATTACTCACAAAAAACGGGGATAACCTTGGGAGTAACCCCGAATAAATACATTATAACAACAACATGGCCTGTTGAGCAAAATTAAGTTACTTATGCGTATTGACATTATGCGAAGTATTTAGCATAATAACTGCATACAAACAAAGGGGATAACAAAATGACTAAACAACAATTAAAGCTGCAATTAAAGGAGCTGGGGATAATGAAAAGCTTAGGATACAAGATTAACAAAGACAAAAGATACCAAGATTTAGAAAATAAATATGATTTACCAACTTACAATTTTAAACAAGAATTAAGCAAGGATTAAAGTTATGGAATGGTTAAGTTTGAAAGATTACGAGATTGTTAAAGACTGCTGTTTGATATTGCGCCTTAAACATGTAGATGGAGAAATTAATTATAGCACTGGATTTTACTGTGAATCCAGTGAAGGAATAGTCATGGACTTCGATTTATATAATACAAGCCAATGGATAGTTACTCATTTTACTATCCCAGATCCCGTCGAAATATATAAAGGATAAATAAAATGACCGACTGCAAAGAACAAACAGACAAATACAATGGCTATACATTCCACACCTGGTGCGATGGTGAACACATAGGAACATGGGTGTGGGAAGTAATACTTAACGATCCTGATCTTAAATTTTGGACAGGCCGAGATAGCATCGATAGCGACGAATATTATGATAGCTATGAGCAAGCACATGAAGCAGCTTGCGAATACATAGACCGAATGCAAGACGGCCCAGACGATCCAGATTACGACGCACCAAGTGCCGAAGAAATGTATCAGCGAGCGCATGAAGATAGACGAAAATTAAGAGGATATTAACATGATAAGTAACTATGAATTCCATGGCGACGAGCCAGAGCTAGAACAAGAACAGCGTGAGCTGGATGAATTGAAATGGGAATCTAGGTCGGAGGATTACAAGAATGAAAATTAACATGAAAATAAAAGATAGCGGTTATAAAGGACGTCACCATATATGGTTGATTGCGGATGTTGATGATGACAGGGGTATGACCCTAGACGAAATCGAAGACCTAGAAATAAACCTAACCGATATTATTAAGCAGTTGCAGGATTATAGGATGAAACAAAATCATGATTGACCGTGAAGAATTAATAAAGCACCCCCTTGTTTTAATTATAGCGGACCTTGAGGCAGGAATAATGTCTGCCAAGCAAAGCCAAAAGATGTTAATAAAGTTATTAGCAAAGGAATTAAATTGCTTGGAAGAAACGTTGCTTAACATTATAGGATGGGCATTTGATGATTGACCATGAAAAGAAGAAAATTAATCTAGATTACAACTATCAGATAACGACAGAAATGATTTTAATGTTAATGCAAGGCAAGAAAATAAATTTTCAGTTAGGAGAGAATTCACCACGATTTACTTTTTACCCACCGCAAAGAGGATTTTTTATTACTGAACGCCAATACTACAGTTTAAAATCTTCATGTACTCACGGCCAAGAGCCTATATTTTATGAGATTGAAAATGATTGACTATGAAAAGCTAAAACTTTTAGAAGAATTATGCTCCAAAACCGATGGCTATTATTTTGTATGCAATATTTCCAGTTTGGAAGGAACAAAATATTTTACACTTTGCCATAAAGACCAATATGATGAAGATTTAAAAAACATCGACGATCTCATAGCCAAACTCCAAGACCTAACCCAATCAAAAGACGAGCTGACAGAATGGGAGCAACAAACGATAAAACACCTATATCCAATGTTTCCTATGGCTACCACTGAACAATGGAAAACAATAGCCAAGGTTGTGAGCGAACAAATGGCGATTCATTACGCCCCTAACGAATTAACCCAACCAAAGCCAAAATACGCCATTGGGCAGATGGTGTTCTTCCGGGATGACTTGAAAATCGGTAGTTTCAAAGTAGATGAAATTGTGAATGACTACGGTCAAGACTGGTACATACACCAGCATGATGAAGGCGGTTATGAAAACGACGGTCAATCATTTGACCAATATGAGGAATATGAACTATACCCCACAAAAGCAGAATTAATCGAAGCGCAGCTTGAATATTGGCAACAATTGCGCAATGAAGCCATCATGGGCAATGAATGGAAGCCGCCCTTCGGAGGCAAAATAAAAGGCTTTGACCATTTCGAGGATGAGCTCGAAAAGGTTGAATGCCAGCATGAAACAGGTCCAATATCGCCCGACATGCTAGCAAAAAACATTTTTTGCATAAAATGCCGGGAATATATCCATAGAGATAATATTACCAAGGAAGAATGCCAGCATGAAAGTGATGGCGAAGCGCACCCACATGTAAGCGGCTATTTACATAAAAAATGCAAGAAATGTGGGGAATTTTATAAATGATAATCATAAATAAACCGGAAAATGAGCTACTCGAATGCAAGTGCTACAAGTGCGGAACAATAATGATGTTGCATCCTATGTCAAACTTAGATTCGCCATTTGTGAAGGATTGTGAACTACATAAGAAGGAGAATTCTACAGATGAAGCTTTATAAAACCCAACAAGAAGCCATAGATAATGCGCCTAAAGACCATGATTTCTTTGTACAAAACTTTGATGGAAAAAATTGCTACGATATTACTGACAATGAATGCGCAGGATGGAATACAGAAGACCGTAGATGCGATTGCGGAAATAGGCGCGTGGAATGGGAAACGGAACAAGATGGCCATGGTATGTGGTATGCATATGCCAGTGCTTATTAAGGAGAATTCTACAAATGACTAACTTCACAAAACAAGAATGGCAACAAATCTACGATGCTTTAAAAGCCTATGAGGCTCGGCAATATGGGAGGAGTGCTTCTACCAAATTGACGCCTGTTTTGGAGAAGATTAAAGAAGAAATTGGGGATTATACAGATGAATGAAAAAGTCACCTATTTACCAAAAACCGTAGAAACCATGACCTGCGGTAAATGCGGAAACAATACATTTATGCTTTGCACGGATAATGTATGTCATTGCGCAGAATGCCATACATTGTTACTTACTATTGAATGGGTATGTACAGATGAATGACTTCACGAAGGAAGAACTAGAAAATATTTTAAATGGAAATGTAGAGCTATATCCTTCTACATATTTAGATTTGCGAAACAAAATACAGTCTCTAATCGACAACTACGACAAGCCATGTATCCACAAAAATTGCCGCAGAGTCTCGCTTCTCGATGGCCATGATTACGATATATGCCCAAATTGCGATTATATAAGGCAGATGCGATGAATGACTTCACGAAAGAAGAGCTGAAAAGATTAAGAACAAGCAACAACCTAGCCATGAGTTCTTATGGTCATACCCCAGAACGTTTGGCACTATTAAATAAGCTAAATTCCCTAATAGATAACTATTGCGAGCATACTGATACAGAGTGCATTGGCGGGTGGGTATCTAAATGCACCAGGTGCGGCATGAAGTTTGGAGATGAAACGCAATGAATGACTTCACCAAAGAAGAGTTAATCATTATGTATCATAACTTCGCTGAAACAGAATTTAGAGGAACCAACAACAAATTAAATGGCATTAGAATCAAAATACGATCCCTAATCGACAACCATGATAAGCCATGTACCCATAAAAATTGCCGCAGGATTTCGCTTTTAGATGGCCATGATTATGATATTTGCCCAAGCTGTAATTTTATAAGGCAAGTTAGATGAGTGACTTCACGAAAGAAGAGCTGGAATCATTAAAGTTTCACGTCGATACATCATTGGCACAGGATGATGATACTGAAGGATTGATGATAAAGCTGCAATTCCTAATAGACAACTATTGCGAGCACGAATATTCTCCAACGGAAATGCTAAACATGCCATTGCATTGCTTAAAATGTGGAGTGAAATTTGAATGATAATTAGCGAAAAACACCAACAAATAATCCAAGAATTTATTGAATATGGCGAACTTAGCAATAATATCAAACTATTGCACTACGGGGTATTGCTAAAGCAAGCAATGAAACGATTAAATTGCACATTAGATGAACTATTGAATGCTATCAATGAAGCGGCACAGCAACAAATTGGGAAATATGAATTGGGGAGGGCGATATTATGATTATTTCAGAAAAACAAATATGGGAGCTTTTGAATATAGCAAGATACGTTAGTCTACAAAATGAAGCCGCTTCTGATATGTTTAAACAAAAAACTTGGCGGTTAATTTCAGAAATAGAGTGCCAACAATCCGAAAAATTAAAGGAAATAAACGATGAATGAAAAAGACATCCTATTACAAATGCGCATCATGGGCCGTAACGCATTAATAACGGCAATTATGGCATTGCAAGATAGATATATTGTCCATGAACTAGAAGATTTAAGGGATTTAGTTAATAGAGAGATAAAAGAACTAAAGGAAATAGAATGACCACTCACGACATAACCCTATGGGAAATAGCCGGCGCATTCGCTATTGGACGCTGGATAGCAGATTTTGTAACAACAATAATCAAGGGATATTGCAATGAATATAAACATAGAAAGGGGAATGAATGATCATCCATAAATTCTACATCATGCTATCAGCAATCGGCATAGGCGTTCCATTGGCCTGCTTATTCGAATTCACCCCATTAATGACTGGACTATGGTGTGGTGGCTTAAATTTGTTATTTAGCTTTATGTTTCCGGGATGAATCCAGAAATACAGGAATTTATAACCACAACTAGAAGGAACTACCATGCTAATACTAGCAAGAAATATTCGCCAAGCCATCTACATAGGCCACGACATTGTTATCCGCATACTTGACGTTCAAGGCTGTCAGGTTCGCTTAGGCATCGAGGCACCTCGCTCCATTCCAGTCCATCGCGAAGAGATTTATACTATGATTCAGACCGATGACAAGGAGTGAATCATGCTACCCACTGACTATCAATTTGAACGCGCAAAATTCCTATGCCGATGTTTGGCAGAATCAGGACACGCGGTAAGCTTCAAAACCATGGGTAACTTCTCCGAGCAGCTTCCTATGATTACCGTCATAGCTAATCGCAAGGTATACAAGTTTGCCGACCCTAATTGGGATACGGTGAACAAGCAACTTCAGCAGATGGTTAATGCGTTTGCGATTAGTTAATCAACCACAAACTTCCAATAAATATAAATTAGCGCGTCTACGGCCCTCATTCATCACCTGTGACGCGTTCTCGCATTCACCAATACCTAAGCACCATTCATCAAAATAACTCTTCATAATGCGTCTATGACGGTCAGATGGTATTTTTTTGAGCTGTTCTTCAATAAATTGCAGGTCTTCGCGTAGAAGATGGACGTTATTGCGTTCACAGTAAGGGGCAAAAGAGGTTCGTAGCCAGATCATTTTTTTATCCAATTAGAAATATGTTGAGGTCCATTAGTTGTAGTTGGTTTAACTTTTTTAACTTTCACCCATTTTTTTAAAGCATCGTCAAATGCTTTTGTATCTGAAAAATACACAACTTCTTTCACAATATGTTCATGACTGGCAAATGATTTTCTTTTGCCCTCATCAATTAAAAAATTAATGAAGTCTTGTTTGCTCATTTTATTCCCACAGCTTGTTTTAATAGCTTAAATCCTTCTGGCATGGGTCGAGGTGTCCTTGTATGTACTTCTTTGCTTAGCGAGCGAAAAATAGCGCCGTCCTTGTTGTATTGCTGTTGCTTGTCTTGTTCATATCTATTTTGCTTTTCAATTATTTTTTCTTGTTCCAGCAGGCGTTGTTCATATTTAATTTGGTTTCGTTGTTCTTGTGAGATGGTTATTTCATCTTGCCAACGGTCTTGATTGAGATAGGTGGCTGGATTTGGAATAAATCCTTTTTTCCATTGAGCATCGCTCTTAACCTGCTCGTTAAGCTTTTCAAGTATCTCATCGGCTATTGAATCTAGTTTGCGTCGTTTCCATATTTCAAGACATTTCTTTTTGGCCCTTTTGGTAGGGTAGGTTTTCCAAAATAACTCAAAAGAAGAAAGGGTGCTTTCCGAAGGAAACGCACAATATAGATCTTTAATATCCTCTTTAATATCCTCTTTAATATTAGTATGACCTGCATGTCCGTAGTTTAGGGACTCACATGTCCCTAGTTTAGGGTCATCCATGTCCCTAGTTTCTTCACTAGCGACATCCATGTCCCTAGTTTGATCTTCGGTTATTATGATTTTAGATTTAGGGTTATAGGTCCATTTAATTTCACGCTTGTTTGTATATCCACTGCGTTTAATGTAATTGAGCTCTTCCAATTGGTTTAATATTCTGGACAGGTGTCTTTTAGTGGTTTTAGCTAGGGCACAAAAATAATCTGTACTGGCTGATATTTCTTTTCCGGAAGCATGGAATGAATAAATCAATGAGGCAATGGTTGTGGCTGGCTTATCTAGACGCTCATCTTGATAGAGAAACAATGGAGTATTAACATAGGCAGGTAGATTGAATTTTTTTGTTTGACTATTAGTTTTCATTTGTTACTATTCCTTGGGTTGAGAGTCAGTAAATATGGGGCCGCCGAATCTGCGGCCCTTTCCTTTTTGTAGATGATAAAATGCCTACCTGTAACAATGGCATAAAATTAATGATTTTGGAATTTGACATAGCGATCTTGTGTGGTAAAATACTGTCCATGTTTAGCCTAGTTGGTATAGGTTAAAATTCGATATGCGCTAAGCGCACACTTTGGCAGGTGTTAACAGCACCTGCTTTTAGTGACAATACTACCTAGATGATTATGATCATTCAATAAGATCAATTACTTATTTATTTGAAACCTTCGTTTCTTGACTATAACATTTGGTATACAAGATGGTGGTTCAATTAGGTTTGCTTTGATTATTGCTTCTTGATCTTCTTTTTCAGCAGCCAATTTCATAGCAATTATCTCTGGCGTTTCATCCTCTGCTTTTTCCTTTATTTCATATTTATATGGCCCATTAACAATAGATCTACATAACCATACACAAGATTCTTGTAAACGATAAAGTCCTTGTTGGTGCTCATCATTATCAGGGCACACCTTATCTAAATAACCCCAGAAACGTTCGAAACTTGCTTGCATTTTAGCTATGCGCTTTGCTTTTCGTTTGGATAATTTTGGTTTCTTTACAAATAAACATGATAGTTCTTCTGTCACTTCAATGCCTCTCTCAATTTAATCCAGCATGCTTTATCAATGTCCATCCCATAGTCATTGGCATTAATAGCACGAGCAATATCGTGTAAAATAATAATTTTAGACTGCTCTGATAACTCATCCTTATGCTTGATAAGTAGCTCGCTAATTGTGTGTGTAACGTACGTTCTACGGCCTAAAGCATAGCGAAAGGCGCAGACCATGAGGTCGTTAAGTTCGGTGTGGTTCATCGCGGAGCTCCTGCAACCTAGCAATCATGGCGTCTATGGCTTCGGATTTGGACCTAAATATCTGAACATCAAAAATATGCAAAGAATGCCCGCAATCAAGCTCAATGTATTTGTCATCCCATCCCTGTATTACATTTGCATGCTTCAAGACGACATCTCGCAAAAGACCCATACATTGGTCTGGGTACTCAAACCACCAAATCTCATCGCCTACTTTAAAATCATTCATCGCCCAACACCCCATTGGTTCAACCTATCAAATTCAGCACAATCCATATATCTCGTAATGCCACAATTGCTGCATAATAAATTATATTTTGGTGGATTAGACATAAACTTTAGCTTTGGGTCGGTTAACCAATAATGTGGGCAGTTTTCGGGGTCGATGTAATCTTCAATAGCCCCCTGTATCTTCGAAAACAACGCCGGCAACACTACCTCGTCATTGCCATCCCGATACTTAGCCACGCATAGGCGTAGGTTTTCTAGGTCTTCTTTGGTGAAATTATTCATTACTTACCACCATCTTAAGTATAAAAAATGCCATAAACTAATTATAAGAAATACAATAAAAGCCGCACTGGCAACGACAATCGGAAACACCAGTAAAAATAATAATATTTGAATGCCTTCGGGAAGGTCTCTAATCCATTTGGTGAAATTATTCATTTAAATCCAATCCTAATAAATTAATAGCCTTCATCTTGGCTTCATTTTTATCTACATAAGGCGTAAATTGCGTTGTTTTCATATGGCTATTAATGCGCTTAACGTCTAAGATTTCTATTTTCTTTCCTTTCTTTGCCAAGCGTCTAGCAACTCTTTGAATACTCACTTCCCAATCTCCTCATTCGCATCTTTCGCAGCACATATATATCCCATGCCAAAGAAATATGCGGCAATATTACGATCAATAATATCTAATCTAGCGCCTTGATAGGTATCCCATACGGTTTTAAAATCATCATTACCAGGAATGCCATCAAGAAAATCGGAAACTTCTCTTTCTAACATTCTAATTCATCCTTAAGCGCTAAAAGACATTCCGCAATCACCCTAAAAGCACGCACACTCTGCACGCCATCGTATGCCGCCATCTCCAGAAGCTGCTCAAGCCTCGCAAACGCCCGATTGATAGCTTTTCCCCCATGGGCTAGTTTAAAGGCCCTAAGCTCGGCTAGCTCCTCTTCAATCGTCATGCGTCACCGTTTTGTTAGGCAATGGAAATAGATGCTGGTTTTGTTCATAGAATATATGAAAGCAATCTTTGCATAACCCTGTATAACCTTTTTCATTATCTGGAGGCCAACATTCTGCTGTATCAGCTTGGCACATATCGCATCTTGATGGGGGGGCATAAGGATGCCAGTATTCTTCCTCGGTCATTTAATCACCCGATACTGAAACGGCTTCCGAGCCCGCGATATAGCCAAATAACCATACTCCTCCAACGCCCTCAACGAATGCGATATGCTTTCATGCGCAATGCCTAAATTACGCTCAATATCATTCAAGGTTTCACCGTCTTTATACCGATTCTTGATATAACTATATACAAATCCAACCAGTCGTGGCGATACATCCCATTCCGATAAATCCCATGTGGCAGCTAATTTCATCACATCTTCATCCGGCATTATTACAACCTCCTTTTTAAGTAATCTATCAATCTCGGCTTGTGTGAGCATCTGGCAATTCTTCCTCTTTTTTACAATGTGACAAATCAGCCTTTAATTCCCCATTGGTTAACCGCTCAATCTTCATCTGCGTCGCAATCGGTATATACCCCTTATCACGCCAATTCTTAAAGTTACTGTGATTTAAACCCGTACTTTTCTGCATGGCATACCCTGAGCCAAAATAATCATAAACATCATCTATCAACATATGTTCTCCGTAAAACAATAATATTACCCTAAAAGAGTTGACTATGCTATATATTTCGCATAAGATGGCTGTACGTCACTACTGACGCAACTAGAATAGGTAGAATGCAATGAATATACCAGTAGATAAAAGCCACATCATTCGTGATTCCATTATTACACTTGAACAGATAAGCTATCAGATTGCAGAGTTAAGCCGCATAAAAGAAGAGCTTGAGGCGCGATTAAGTGCGTTGTTTGAGCATGGTGATGATGGTAGCCGTACATATATCCATGACAAGTGGAAGGTCACGGTTACTGCTGGATGGAATTATAGTTTGAATAAAGAAGAATATGAGATTGTTGGTAAAAACTTGCCGGCGTGTTTTGATCCCGTTCGTAAGCGCATTGCCTATGACCTTGATAAACAGGTCATCAAAGACGCGGAAAAGTATGCCAGCGATTATGAGCGGGCTTTGTTTGATAAACTTATCAGCAAGAAGCCCAAGAAGCTGCATGTGAAGATATCGGCTGGTGTGCGATGAGTACAACAACCCTTATTATCGGCGAATCTGGAAGTGGCAAGTCCACTTCCCTGCGTAATTTGGACCCAGCATCAACATTTATTTTAAACGTCATTGGCAAGCCATTGCCATTTAGAGGGTTTAAGAAGAGATACAATGCGGAAAACAAAAACTATCATGAAAGCGACGATTATTCAGTATTGCTAAGCTACATAAAGGCGGTTAATGAACGAAGGCCAGATATAACAACGCTGATTATTGATGATTTCCAATATTTGCTGGCCAATGAATTTATGAGAAGGTCGAGCGAAAAAGGCTATGACAGATTCACCGATATAGGCAAACATGCGTGGGATGTCATTAAGGCATTAACCGAAACACGACCAGATTTATATTGCTTTGTTATTTCTCATAGTGACCAAGACCAAAACGGTCGCATGAAATGCAAAACCATTGGTAAGATGCTAGACGATAAGATTACGCTGGAAGGCATGTTTACGACGGTGCTTCATAGCTTAATCATTGACGGGGAATTTAAGTTCCTCACCCAGCATGATGGCGTACATGTCTCAAAAAGCCCTATGGGCTTGTTTGAGCAGAAATTTATAGACAATGACCTATCCGTTGTTATCGATGATATGAAAACGTATTTTAATGAGGAGACAGAATGAGTTTTACACAAAACCACGAGCATGATTCATGCCACTTTCATGCGGGATTCAATGCTGGTCAACAAGAGGCAGAAATGCGCCATGAATGGGTAAAAAGTGTTCTTGACGACCATTTAAAACGAAAAGGTAAGTATTTATTTTGCTTGTGTCCTTTTCATGAAGAAATGACTCCATCTTGCGTTTATGATGCTTACGAAGATGAGTTTAATTGTCTCTCATGTGGAGAGAAAGGCAATGGACTAAAACTTGCTCAACAACTTGCAACGGAAGAGGATTAATAAATGGAACAATTTTGGATATCACCATTAGGCGAGCTTACCGGCAAGCCAGAAGATGCATACACACGACAGTTCAAACAAATACCTGATGATACATTGGCCCTAGCCCAAATAGCAGCCTTCACCAATGAAGAGCATGAAGGCAAGAAGCACCTTAAAATTGATTGGGTGCTGACCGATGGGGATTTCACAGGACAACATGTATTCCAAAAGCTGCACGTATTTGATGATGAGCCCAAGAAACGTCATCGTTCATTGAATTTACTGATGCTGATGTACAAGACCTACAACTTGTCGCCTAAGTCTAAAGACGCACCTAGTAATGCCGATTTGATGGTATTTAAGGGCAAAGAGTACGGCATTAAGATTCAGCTTACAGAGCCTAATGATAAGGGTAAGCAATATACATGGGTAAGTGAGATTCATCCTGTTGCTGGATTTAAGTGTGAAACTGGTAATGTGCAATCGGTAGTTCATCATGTTGATACTGCTCTGAGTCGCAATGCTGATTCTAGATTGACGGAAGTATTGGAAGATGACATCCCTTTTAAATAACCGCTTAGAATGGTAGTCTTTCCTGAGCGGTATATAAATACAGGGATTTATGATGACTACCAAAAAATGTTTTAAATGCAGTGTCGAATGGCCTATTCATTATTTTTATGTACATAAAGAAATGAAGGATGGCCATTTAAATAAATGCAAGAAATGCACAAAGGAAGATAATCGAAAAAACAGAGAAAAAAATATAGATAAATGTAGAAAATATGACAATGACCGATATAAGAACGATATAAAAAGAAGAGAACTTGGTGCAGAAAATTGCAGAAGGCAAAGAAAATTATATCCTGAAAAATATAAAGCAAGAGCCCTTGTTGCTACTGCCATTAAAAGTGGAAGATTAATAAAAATGCCATGCTGCGTATGTGGTTCAGAAAAATCCATGGGGCACCATGAAGATTACTCAAAGCCATTGGAAGTAATATGGGTATGTGCAATTCATCATTATCAATTGGAAAAGAAATGAAACGCCTATTGCGAATAATCAGACGATGGCTTAGGGGTTTTGTGGTGTGAGTTATGACAGAAATTTGCTAAGCGAGAATGCCGTGCTTAAGGCCGTTCATAGAGCTGGGTGGTAACGTTTAGGATGAATGCCGGCAAGTTTTTGTCACCAATTATGACAGCAGTTGCGGAGTGGTTAAACGCGAATAGTCTCGTTGACTGTGGCACAGTTCCTAGATCGTGTAATAGCCTTCAGCACGTGATGAGATGCACTTCGGCCTATGCTGGCCTACGTTGGTTCGAATCCAACCTGCTGTCGCCAATTATGACAATCATGGGGGAGAGGACTAACCCTGACCTATGTAAGCTCCTGGTTTGGTCATAGGGCCTATAAATCGGGTGCCGTACGTTCGAATCGTACTGATTGTCACCATCTTCTGGAAAATGCAGCGTAGTGAACTGCAGACGAGCGATAAACAGAATGTCAGGACACTACTTGGTTCATAGCCATGCTTGACGAACAATAAGCGCTCACTTTTTATGACAATCGCAGCACGGATTAGACGTGCTACCTAGCTGGCTGAAGCAGTCCTGCATGTGGGATGCCATAGGGGAAGGTATGCAGGGGTTATGGCCTAGCAGTTAGACAACACTGCCGATTGTCACCCGAACCTCACGCCGATAAGAGGCTCGACGGTTAACGCTAGCAAGTTATGAAGGAGTCGCCAGAATCGTATGTCTGGAACCCAAGGGCAGCTATCCTGACCGCTTGACTTACTAGCCACCGCTTTAAATATCGAGAGGCTAGGCCGATTGACCGCCGTAAGCGGTTTTATGGGGTGGGAATCTGTTGGTAGGACGCTCCCAAGGGAAGTGCAAGGTCTTCGACACCCCAACCAATTATGAAAGAAGCGATGCTGACAGTGAAGCATGATTTACGGTTTGCAGCTTGTAGGCGATGTTCATCTAATTATGTCATTGACCACTAATTATGAGAAATGGACAGTCTTTTCCGATGTACTGTAAAACAGCAAGTGCACTGCTAAAGTAACGGGAAATAAATAACAAGCTAGCCCGTGCAATTCGGGCCTTCTTTCTCTTTTTATGGAGATATAAATGAATAACACCAAAGAGCTGCAAGATTTGTACTACTCCCTAGGTAATTTCATTTATGTTTATTTACAAAAACACCAGATAGACAAGACAAAAATGATTAGCAATGGTCTTATTTGTGCTATTCGTGATACCACTATGGAGCGCATGAGGTCTGATATGGATTTGTTGGTTGATGAGTTAATAAATCGCAATGAACCAAATGTTTCACGTGGAACAATGGAGATATAAATGACCTGGATTAAAGTAAGCGAGAGATTGCCAGAAGAGCAGACTAGAGTTTTGGTTTATGAAGATAATTATATCTTTCTTGCTGAGTGGTGGGATTGTGCCGGAGATATTTATTGGAATTATGAGGGTGGTCGATGCAATCCTTCGCACTGGATGCCTTTGCCAGCTATGCCGGAGGTTGAAGAATGAAATGGTACTCGGTTAAAAAATATCTACCTCCTAATGGCGGCACAGTTATTCAACGCGTTATAAATGGTAATAATATAGCTTATTCCGAAGGGAGATATAATCATGATGATGGCTCTTGGGAAACGTTTGATGATGATTATTGTATGTGGGAAGTAACGCATTTCTGCACTCCTGGCCCTATTGAGGTTGAAGAATGACCCCTGAAGAAGTCCAACAAATATATGATTATTTGCATGAAACATATGAATATAAAGACGGCAATCTACTGCGAAAAGATAATAAAAAAATACTTATGGGAACAGTTTGCGGCAACACGAAAAAATTATTATTCACTGTATCGTTTCGCACAGGAAAGGTGAAAAGAAATTGGCCATATTCTCATTTAATTTATATGTATCATCATAAAATCAAGCCCGATTATTTGATAAATATAAATGGCAATCCTGTTGATTATCGCATTGAAAATTTACGAGCAGTTAATCATTCTAAAATGATGCAAGAATGTGATTTACGTGTAAAGAATAAGCATGGCTTTAAGGGCGTTTTTCAGGATAATAAGCGCTTTGCTGCACGATTATGGATGGGTAAATCATACAAATATATCAGCTGGCATCAAACCCCCGAAGAAGCCCACGCAGCCTATTTAAAAGCGAAAGAGGAATATAAGAATGAAAAATAAAGAACAATTTGCATTTTATCTGGAAGAAATGGCTGCCGAAATTCGTGCATTTACATTAACTAAAGCGTATCTGGATGATATGTATCCTTCATTAAGAGAAGCAGCAAAACAATTCTACAACAACGAATACGAAAATGCGCGCATAAAGGGAGTATAAGAATGGATAAATTGCCCCCAAAAGATGACTGGGCATATTGGTACAAAAAATCAGAAGATTTTATCGAGAATCTATCTAAAGATAAAATGACAAATATAATGTTATTGGCTTCTGAATTTAGAAATCAGTTTCAGCTTGGTAGTCAATCGGTTCCTAATTATAGATAAGGCATAACAATGAACCCAACCCATAACAACGGCTGGATATGCCCAAAATGCAATACAGCCTGTGCGCCATGGTTGCCGCAGTGTTTTTGTAAGACAGTTATTGGAACAACAGCTACCAAAATACATGACATGGGATCTGGTTCTATTAAAGCACCAGTACAGCCAACAATATGCCATAAATGCGGCGCTATGTGGGATGCTAGCTATACACATTATTGTCATGTTTGTTAAGGAATATAAGAATGAATAAAACAGAGTTACATTGGCTATCATTTGCCAGTGAAGAAACTGGAAAAAACCTTGGTGTTGTTATTGTGCATGCCAATGATATTATTTCAGCAGTAATAAAAGCACATAGATTAGGCATTAATCCAGGAGGTCAGGTTGCAGATTTCTGCATAGATGGCCCTATAAGCGCGGAATATTTAAATAGATTATTAACGCCAGAAGAAGCCAGGGTTCTTGCAGAAAAAGCATGATTAAACAACTCCGCCCCTACCAACAAACGGCCCTAAACACCCTACGCCAACGCCTAAAGCAAACAACCCATCCATTGCTTGTTACGGCAAGCGTGGGGGCCGGAAAGTCACTTATCCTGTCCGAGCTATTGCTCGACATGGAGCGTGCCGGATATCGCGCCTTATGCCTTACTATGAACAGCACGCTGATAGAGCAGAATGCCGAAACCTATCGCATACAAGGCGGAAATCCTGGCATCTATTGTGCGGCATTGGAATCAAAAGACATTCATCAGCCTGTGATATTCGCAAGCCCACATTCCATCGTTAAAGGATTGCCCGATATACCGTTGAATCTAATTGTCATCGATGAATGCCATGGCGTAGATGGCAACAACCCCAATACCATGTACATGCGTATCTTAAATCACTATGGCTTCAAGGCCCAGGAGGCACAGCGTTCATTCAGAATTGTAGGATTAACGGGCACCCCATACAGAGGAAAAGGCATATCAATAGTGGGCGCTTCGCAATTCTTTAAAGAGGAAGTCTGTAATATTTCGACAAGCTATTTAATCGGCGAGAATTTCCTAGTTCCAGCGTTATTCGGATTAACCCACGCCGATTCGTTCGATTATAGCAAATTGCGTGTCAATAACATGGGAAAATTTAATCAATCTGAAGTACAAGCTGTGATTGATAAAAATGAACGATTAACCGCTGAAATCATGCGGGAAGTACAGGCTGTTGTTGAAAATGGGCGCAATGGTGCGTTTATCTTTGCAGCGACTAGAAAACATTGTGAAGAGTGCGCTAGAGCGCTTCCTAATGGGCAATGGGCGATAATTACGGGAGAGACACCACATCATGAGCGTAAAGAAATATTGGCAGCAGCGAAGCTGGGTGCCATTCGGTACCTTATATCGGTTAATTGCCTTAATGTTGGGGTTGATATTCCTAATTTTGATGTATGTGCTTGGCTTAGGCCGACTGAATCACTTGTGCTGTACACCCAAGGCATCGGGCGTGTTTTGCGATTACATCCATCTAAAATATCCTCATTGGTGCTGGATTATGCACAAAATTTAGACCGTCATGGCGACATAGACGATCCCATCATTAACCAAGCATTACAACCAGGGCCAGAAAATGAACAAGAATATATTATCCCGTGTTATACGTGTGGGACTAATAATACTGTGCATGCTAGGCGTTGCATTGGCGTTATTGATGATAGCCGATGCAATCATTACTTTGAATTCAAAGAATGCCATAAATGCCGAGAACAAAACGATATTACAAGCCGCCATTGCCGAAATTGTGAAACAGAACTCATCGACCCAAACGCCAAGCTGTCACGATTAAAAGCAGAAACATTCGAAGTGCAATTGGATAGAGCAAAATATTTCGTCACTAGTACAGGATTGACCGCATTCTATTACGCCATTAATGCTAAGGCGCCTATCGTTGAAAAATTCTATTTCAAAAGCCAAAAAGCACTTAACATTTTCTACGCTAAGTTTTTAAGGGTACACGTCACAAACGCTAGCGATTACTACATGAAGATGCAGAACTTATCTGCAATGAATGAAATGATTAATAGCCCGAACATGAAAACGCCGCATACGTTAATCTGCAAAATGAACGATAAGAATGAAATTGTGATTGTGAAAAAGGTTTTTCAAACTAATTCATCAGAATAGTGCAGGTATACTTTAACTAAATACCATAAAATTCTTTAATTATAGCAATACAATCCTCCGCACCATACGCAAACACTGCTTCATAACCTTCAGCAATCATATCTCTAACAAATTGTTTTTGAGCAGGCGATGCTTTGCCAGTTAGGGTTTTCAGCTCAATAAATAAACCGTGATAATATTGATTCGCTCTAGGAATAAAGATATCACTGACTCCGGCACGTACGCCCATGCGCTTCAATAATGCACCTTGTTGAGGGCTTGTGCGACGTTCATTTGCGATGTGGATGAACGGCAAATCCGTGCATTGCTTAACAAATTCAGCTACTTTTATTTGTTCTATAGCTTCACGATTTACCATGCCGCCCTCGCAAGCCAACCATTTCTGTATTTTTCGTAAATGGGCTTGGCTTGAATCAACCCCAAATAAAATTCCCGAGCCTCCAGCCTCAATTGCGCCAATACTTCACCCGCTTGCTGCACGTTAGTTATGGCGATAGTTCTTGGCCCCAATAAGCCATCAACAGTTGTTCCAATGGCTTGCTGCAATAATTTATGCGCCCTAACCGCGCCCGCATTCACAGCTAAATCAAACACCTTGGTTGCCAACCGTAAATCCTTAATCTTGTTGTAGGAATATTTATTCCACCAATGAGCCTTGTATATATCAATCGCTTCCTGCTTGGTAAGCCCCCGAACATCATGCGCATCAATAATGCCATCACCATTTGGGTCGATATGCTCAAGCTCAAGATAGCGTAGACTAATACCCCACCGTGTAATACCGCCTTTATCATCCTTGTCATTGCTCAAGCCACCCTCATGCTCAAGCACCACATTTACAGCATATTGGAATCGGCTATCATTAATATTCATTCGCACACATATCCTTCATTAAAATGCCTCCCACCAAACCACCGCACAGCCCAATACATCTTGCTAGCCGTGTGCTTGCTCATCCCTTCTTGAAGCATCGCCGAATAAAAGACATTATCCGCATAATCCCTTGAATAATTTCCCGGGCATAAATACAAATAATCATGCAATAAGGCAGGATAAACCAGCGCTGAATATTCTGGTGTAATAAATGACCAAAACCAATGAGGGATAGATGCCAAATCACTATCAAAATTAGCAGGAACAATAAATTCATCATCATTCACCTTGGCTATTAATGGAGAACAGGTTAAATAATTAAACTTTGAATGAGGACGAATACAAGCTATTTGCGTAAAATCGATGGTATATTGTGATTGTTTGGTAGCCAGTAATGTAGATATCACCATACAGGTAATATAAAAAGAACATAATGCGATTAAAATCCGTCTCAATAATGCCATAAATCATCCAAGGTGCGGCATGAAAAAGGGATTATATGTTAGGCCATATATAAAAACATGCCGCATAATTAATCTATCATATTAAACCAAGCACGGCCACCCCCGGCGGCCTTCTGCTCACGGCATAGCTTGGATTTAAACAACTTCTGCTACAATTTCGGCAACATCTAATGCGGCTTTCTCTAATAATTGCAGAATATGTTGCGCTTCACCTAGTCGACCTAGCAGGGCATTATGATTGGCTGCTGATTGTTCAATAGCTGTAGCTATTTCTTTAATTCTATCTTTTACTTGTTCTAAATTCATTTGTTTTCCTTTTGTTAAAAATGCGCCCACTTAAGGGCGCTATTTATTATTAACTGTTCTGGGTAAATACAGGTATATAACATGCCACGCCATTAATCTCGATCTTAATAACTTGCTGTGCAGCACAATGAGCCGCATCTCCTGCGCTTCCAGCAGAGGTACCAGCAGCAGCATAATAATTCAATGTACCACCGGCGCCCGCAAGCTCAAGCAAATATGTAGCATTACCATAACGATAATCCTGAGCATTAAGAACTGCTGCAGTTGTATTCGTCATTGCTACGCCACGCATCCCAGTAGCATCTGTAATTGTTCCTGATGTTGTACCATAGTCACCCCAGATACAGGCAGTTTGGCCAGCGGTTACAGTTGCGGTAGAAATATCTAGCTGCCCAAATACGCCTGCAGTCCAGCTAGAGCCAGATAATGTTCCTGAACTAATAACCTTGCCTTGAACACCATAGATAAATCCGCCACTAGCACCTACGTTCGTTACGGAGCCGCGCACACCAACCACATTACCACTGGTCATAACGGCATTACTTTCTGTCATAGCCCCAGTAATAGCTCTGATTGTTCCCGGAGTAGCTGATGCGCTACTTGCTGCAATAGTTTGTCCGCCAGCTACAGAATTCTGGATTAAATTAGCGGCAGGAACGCCAGAATCTACCATTAACCCGCCTGTGCCGGAATTTACGGGGAAATTACCAGATACAAATGGAGTGGCTGTTGCGCCAATTAATAATCGACCAATAGCGTTCGCGGGATCTGGAATACTAATAACAGATGCCTGCCCCATAGCAACATTACTAAGTGTTGTATTTGTATTTCCGGTATTTGCAACAGCTGCTAGAATCAGTGCGCCTTTATTTGCACTTGCCGCATAAGAGATAAATGTTCCTGCAGTTCCTGTGATCAAGCCAGCCTGTATGCTGCCATTATTAATTGCAGTGCCAGTCAAATTACCTAATGTACCAGCCACATCTGTAGATACAATTAAATGATTTGCAATCGTAGGCAATACAACATCACCTGGAGAGCTAATTTGCACCAAACTTACAACCGTATTCTCAATCGTAGCGCCAGAATAAGTAATAACCACTTTAAGCCAAACAACGCCATCATCAGATGTTTTAACAAGCGCCATTTGGTCGTTGCTAAAGGTAAATCCTTGTTGTTTTTGTGCAGTTAAATAACCTGTTGTAGTAACCGTGGCATATGTGTCCGTAGTTTCGATATAAATTAAACTTGGAATAACACTTGCCAATCCTGTTGGCTGTGCCGTTTGTATGTTTAGAATTGACATGATTAAAATCCTTATCGTTATGATTAAACTCTATTAACTACTTTAGTTAAATATGCCGCTTCATCAGAATCCACCGGAAGCAGTCCCTGTAATTCTGCAAAATTAGTAGAATCATAATTACGATTATCTACAATTCTTGTTATCTCAACCCCGTCTTTCAGTATCACAGTAGTAAACACAGCCGTTAATGCATTGTTTGTTGTGTCTATATTTGTAAAATAAACGGGTAACTGCTGTTCTTCTAACATGTTGGCTCCTTAACGTAATCTTCTTGCGTAAATTCCGCCACATACTGATGTCGTGCTAGCCGAAAAAGCAGATTGCGCAGACAAATAAACTGTAGTGGTTCCAGAAATAGAAACCCTTAATGTTGGCGTCATTATTCCGGGATTGACCGCAAAAGTTACGCCCGCATTATTTGATGTAGCAGTCATCAGCGACGCATCTGGTGCGGTTGCAGATGTCAATGATGTCCAAGCGCGTTGATATGTTGCATTAGTCACCCCGCCGCTAACGACAAAAGTAACATTTCCCCATACTTGCCAATCACCCGCCGTAAGGCTAATGCTTGTAACATTCGCCGCTGTTCCAGTTGATAAAGACACAGCGGAGCCTGATGCAATAGTTGAGGAGATAAGCTCTCCAACGCTCCCTGCAGAAGCATCATTATTCGTTGTTGTGCCGATGATGCCGGATGTTGATGAAAAGGTAATGCTTGGGACGCTATTAATGGCTGTTCCTGTGATAAGGACTGTTCCAGTAGCATCAGGTAATGTCCATGTACGGTTAGCCGCAGTGGAAGCATGCGTTAATGAATTATTAAACGCCCCTGCATTATTCACAGCGGTTAATCCAAATGATCCAAGATTTGCCGTCGGTGAAAATAAGTATAATGAAGGGTCGCCCGATGGTGTAGCAGCAGAGCCAACTCGAATGCTATTAAAGAAATTCGCAATACCATTAATTGCTGTAAGTCCACCAAATATTGGGGTACTTGTAGTTCCTATATTCTGTGGAGTGGTCAAAGTGATTGCCGTTCCAGTAACAGGGCTACCACTTGTGCCATTTACAAGCACCTGATTAGCGGTTCCCTGTAAACTCACCACAGACCCACCAGTTGTTGCAAGTGTTCCTGAAACGGGGAATGTGACGTTTGTGGCTCCCGTCATCGTAAATGTAGATGCAAATGCGCCAGAAGTTGTTAATGAACCGCCAAGCGTTATAGTTGACGAGCCATTATTAATTCCAGTGCCACCATTTGATGCGCCTAATATTCCTGTAACTCCAGTGGTTAATGGCAATCCAGTGCAGCTGGACAATAGACCAGATGTAGGTGTGCCCAATGCAGGTGTTGTAAATTGAGGCGATACATTACCTGCGAAATTACCTGTTCCAGAAGCGCCTGATAATCCCAGTCCAATTTGATTTATAGTTGCCATATTATGCCACCACCAAGCCAGTTGAGTTCGTTGTTTGAACACGCCAAGTCAAATTTGCAACGATACATGTTACATAAACATTATCACTAGCCGCAGCACTTGTTAATGTGCCAGCGCTGGATGTTGTGCTTGTACCTATTTTTATCGTTTGGCCAGTATTGGCCGCCAATATCCAGCCACCAGCGCCAAGCCCTTCCACGGCCACTTTATCGCCTATCGCAGCTGTAGCTGGCAATGTAAATGTTGTCTGTGCTGCATTACCTGATATATAACCATTATTTACAGCAGCTGCTTGTGTGGTTCCTGCTGTCGTAGTCCATGTCATGCCGCCGCCTGTGGAGGCAATGGTTACACTTCCAGAGCCATTGGTAATGGATACCCCTGTACCTGCTGTTAATGTAGCAGCTGTATATGTTGTTCCATTTCCTATAGGGATTTGGCCGTTGGATGGCGTTGTTGTAATGCCAAGGCCGCCACTTCCCACCGCCAACGGATGCGTAAGTGTAAAAATCTGGTTTGAATCTAATGTCCATCCAGTTGTCATGACACCAGTAAGAGAAGCAGTAGCGCAAGCCCATACACCCGGAACAACACCATTAGAAACCGCGCCTCCAACAGAAGCTGTCAACCTACATGCCGCAGTAAATTGTGTGCCGTCATCGCCAAGCGCATTTTGTATGAATAATGTATCACCACTTTGTACGGCGGTAAAAGAGCCAATAACGGCGCTTCTGCTCTTAAATGCATTTAATAAAGAATAATTAGCAGCACCGAAAGCGCCTATTGCAATGGGTGCATTGGCATTAATAGCCTCAACTTGAAGGATGCCGCCGGTTGCCGTCGTAAATGACGAGCTTCCACCAACAATAGTAACTCCCGAACCATTTGGCACTAAATTAATATGTCCGTTTGTGTCTGTTGATATTAATGAATTACCAATTAGTTCAAGATTTCCCGCTCTTACTGATGTCAATCCAGCAAGATTATCCGAAGCATCTAAAGTAGTAGCTGTGGTTTCAACCCAATTTGTTCCATCAGAACGTAACATGTGATTCAATGTGCCGGAGCCAGACGGAAAGGTTGCGGTTGTCCATGTAGGTAATGCCGATGTACCATTTGATTGCAATAATTGCCCAGAAGAACCGGTGTTTAAAGATTGAAATGCACTTGTAGCTGTGGTGCCGCCTGCAATTAATCCATAAGCAGTTGCTGTTTGCAGTCCTGTGCCGCCATTAGGAACTGTTAATGCTGTTGTAAGTGTTAAAGCATTAAATGTTGGGCTACTAGTAGTACCAATATCTTGAGGCAATGTAAGTGTTACAGCACCTATTTCTGGGGTACCAGTAACACCATTAGCTAAAACTTGATTCGCAGTTCCTGTAATACTAGCAACAGAACCACTAGTTGATACAACATTATATTGCGCAAAAACAATAGGCGTCGTGCCAATTATCCATGGGCCTGCGGCTGTTTCCTGCCATAATAAACCAGCATTATCGGCGCCTTCATCAGATAAAACCACGGCAAATTGTATAATTTCACTTGGCTGATTATAGTCGGTGGCACGCGTCATTACCCAGTTAGTGATATCGGAACCGATAGTAGTTACGGTATAAATGCCATTTTGGAGTGTGGAAGATTGATTCTTAACCAATACTCTATCACTAACCACTAATGCGACACCATCAATACTCAATGCCGCTTGTGCTCCAGCATTTGTTAAAGTGGCGCCAACTCCGGCTGTACCATTGGCATAAACAACAGTTAATGCAATATCTGTGGCTACGCGAACAGCGGCATAAGTCGTTAACCCTTGGGCTTGTAGATAAAAATTAAGCTCATCGCTGCGAATGTATTTTTTTGTAGTACCCGAAGGCGCTTGTGTGACATCCGTAGTATCGACAGCAGGGGTTTCATCCGTTCCCTTTGGAACACCCGTTGTAAGCGCACTTATCTTAATTTGAGCCATAAATTAAAATCCTGATGTCGTGACACCGGTTGAATAAAGAACAACACTTACATCAATACCACTGCCGGCCGTATAAAAATGCAATACATCGCCGGCTTTGACGTAACGACATAATGTTCTGTCGTCGGTAATAAGCTCTGATGTAGTGGCCGCAAATGTGCCACCCGCAGGAACCGCTGCCGTTGCATTTAATGCAACCCATACAAGGCCGTTTGTTTCTACTTTAATCAGGGCGCGGTATTTTGGGGCATCACCAGGCACAGTTAATGTCGTATCAGTAGTAGCCGCAAGTGAAGCGCTGTATTTTAATGTCGCAAATGGCTGCCCAAAGTCATTAACTGTCCATTGTGCGTTATATGGTGTAACCATGTTGTTCTCCTAAACTATGCCAAGGCGTGCGTCTGCTGTCCATTGAACGGCCAATAAATCACTGCTGCTAATTGCGCCTCCAGAATTGCCTGATGTAGAAAATCCTTTTGTAGTTGTATTAAAAGGAGAACTTGAGGCGAAGCTTGTTGTCTTGGTTATATTATATATAAAGGCGTTGGCAGCTGAGGGGTTATATAAAACCACTGTTGGATCGGTTCTCATCGTCACCGGGAATGTCACAACAGGCCCAATATTTATCGCTATTGCCCCGCCAGAAGTAATGGTTCCTGATGAATTTTCAGCGCCATTTTGCCCAGCATTTTGCGCTGGAACAGTTTGGTTAGGAAACGATTTCTGATAATAATAATAACAATCTGCATAAGCCGCATTTAATGATTGCGGTGCAGGACGTGTTGCAATATCGCCGGCCATTAATCCTATGGAATTAATTGTTACAACCGTTGCTGTAGTCGGGCATGAATAAGTAACAACCATAGCAAATTTATTAGTGTCTGCAATTTGCGTCGAATCGTCTAATTCCCATCCACTGAAATTTAAATCAACCACATCATTAAGCGTGGTGTAATCAGATGTATCAACGGTTGATAAAGAGCCTAATGCTTGACCTAAACTTCCTCTCGGAATTAATGTCCAATTAACGGCTGTTAATGTAAACACTCCGTCTGCCGCTAATGTTCCAAGCGAAGTAGGCAATACTGGAAAACTTGATGCCGCATTTCCTCTATATAAATAAACCTTAACATTACACGCGCCACCTGTTTGCGTTCGAAAGGCACTGATATTCACTGCCAAACGTTTTCCGAGAATTTCTTGTGCTTGTGCGCCACTAAGATATTGTAGTTGGTAAAAAGCTTCTGCTGCATTAGCTGTTGTTGCTTGGAAACCACCGGTAACTGTATTACGAATTACAGCAATATTTCCTACAACACTTTTGCAAATGGTTTGGTCCCAAATATATGCTGCTGTAGTATTCATAGTTACCGACGAACCAAGAGCTTGTGCAGGATTCAAAGGGAAATCCCATCCTGCAAGCATACTAGGAATAGGCTTGTATTCCAATTCAGGTTTATAGTAATGGAAAAGATGATCAACCTGTCTTGCCGTCGACTGCTCAATAAACTCAACACTCGATGATTCATTCTGAACGCTTGCAATCTGAATGCTCGTAATCTGAATATTCTTTAATGCAGGCCATACAATCTCAATATCAACATATCCAGTCGGCGCAGTTGCGGAACTCTCGCCTGTTCCTGTGGTAGATACAGTATGTGATAAAGTCGTAAATTGTGAGTTATTAGTGGTAAATCCATTCAACAATTCTTTTGAATAGGTCCCGGCAGAAGGAACATAATTGACAGCAAATAAAATAGCTTCACTGCTAACTGATGCTACCTCAATCGTGGTTGATATGAAACCATTAAGCAATAAACGTGGGTCACCCTGAAAGCGCTGGCGTAATTTAACACTGCTGATAGAGCCTGTAGTATTGATATCCAAGAAATAAGGCGGATTGCTTTCTAATGCCGCATCAGAAACTGCTGTT